CAACAAGGACTTCACCAAAATTATCTAAAGACCAATTACCTGGATCTAACGTTACATTACTAGTTCCTCTTTCTGTGCCCCATGTAGAATCTCCCCATAGATAAGTACCCCATCCATAACCTAGTGTCTGGAAAGTAGGTCCTATGATAATATAAGGGTTAATTGTAGCAGCTCCGGAAGCAGAGGCTGCCCCGGTTGAATTAACTTTCATTTGAATAGTAAAGGTATTAGCAGTAGGAACTGTTAAAATTTCAAAAGCACCTTCTGTAAAATCTGTTGCAGAATATCCTGTTGGAGGAGTAACTGCTGAAAATGTTACGTACCTACCTATAGATAATCCGTGAGAGGTTTTATTAACCGTTACATTATTTTGACCTGAAAATGTATCAAATGTTGCTCCAGTTATAGCGGTATCTAAAGGAGTAATATCATAAAACTGTTCTCCATAATAAATAAAAAGTCCCTGAGAAGTCCCTATTGCTGAGTATCTTTCACCTTTTAAACTTGTGAAAGCTAATTGAGCTCTAGCTGCTCCTGGAACAGTTTCTTGATTGACACTTAATTGTTGCCAGCCACCTATTTTTTCTGGTGCCGTATATCTAAAACGCACAAAGTCACCATCTACCCATTGTCCTGGAAGAGCTGAAGGTACACTTTGTTTATTAAAACCTGCTGCAAAATCTACTTTTTTTAATGCCATAGGGTTGAATATATAAGGTTTTTGTTATTTTGGTAGTACTATATTCCATTCTAGCTTGGATAGCAAATCTTGTAAATGCACCTCTTTTAGTTTATTTTCTTTTAAATACTGATGAAGTTCCTCGGTATCTACTACAATAAATTGATCTTTCATATCGAAGACCATTTTATCTGCTTTGCTTTTAAAACTACCTATTTTAATATTATTCTTTATAGGTCTTAGATCAAATTTAAAATATTGATTATGTAAAATTCCTTCTACATCCCATAGCTCATTCTTTTTTTGTTTTAAACTTGCTAATGTAATATTTTTTAGTTTTTTGTAAAAATTCTTCATTTCTTATAAAGGAGACAGTAGGTATGGTGGATTACTGTCTCCATCATAAGATTACATCATCGTTTAAACCAAGATGGAAGACCTAAATGTGGGCGCTTGTCAAACATATTATCTTTTGAGCCTGGAGTTTTTCTATTATTATAATGAAGAAATACTTGAGCACAGTCCTTACCTTTAAATTTTTCTCGCCAATGCTCTAATTCACAACCAGAATAGACTAACATATCCCCTGGTTTTAAATCTACTTTAATACCTTTTAATCCTTCTTTACCAGAGGGTTCTAAATAAATAGTCCAATCATCTCCACCTAAATTCATGGTGGTAGATATTTCACAACTAAATCTATCTTTATGTCTTTTTAATTGATCACCTTTTTTATAAATTCTTGCATAAGTATAAGAGGGATATAGTTTCAATCCTGTAGTCTTTTCCATAATAGGTTGACACTTCAACATTAAAGTCTCCATCGCTATATCAGAGTAACTAGAATAAGTATGTGGAATCTGTTCGTCTGCTCCTTCATAATAACCAAGTAATGTTTCATAAGGAGATATAAATCTAGCATTACGACAGGTATCTAACACTTGTCTTTTCATATGAAAATAATTGTACAAGAATAAAGCTAAATCTTTATCTATTGCTTGTTTTATAATTACGTATTTATTTTTTTTAAAACTCATACTTAATTACCACTCCCCCCACTAGGACGTGTCAACCAAGTTGCTATTGTATATCTTGGACTTTTTGAAACAGCAGACACCCCATGCTTGTAGTATTTTCCATCAAAAAAAATAGCTCTCCCAGTTACGGGTGCAAAAGTAGTACCGTCTTTAAAATAAGTATTCCCTCCTTCATAGTTATCATTTAAATAAATAATACTACTTAGAGTTGTTAAAGCTGAGGCATTATCAAAATGTAAATTTTTTCCTGGATTAGGACTCGGCCATTTAACTATTTCAAACCAATCAATTACAGAATTGTTTATAGACATTCCTAACTGATTGATTTTATCTTTTAAAAATTGAGGTGCTATTTGCGTAATAGATAGTGGAAAAGTTGTATCAAACCGATTGGGTTTGGGTTGTAAATTATAAAAATTTATTAAGCGTTTACATTCACTTTTATTTAAAAATTTATCACACATAACAAGTTTCATTTTAAATATCTTTAGCCATTCCTTTTGGTATTGCTTGAATATTCCAATGTATAAATCTAAACGGTTCAAGTCCAAAATCTACTGAAAATTCATGTTCTAAATAACCTGGAAAAATAAGTAGTGTTCCTGGTTGAGGTCTAAAATGAACAAGATCATTTCCATTAAGGATTTCTTTTAAATTAGTTTTCATTTTTAATTTAGTTGATCTTGCTCCAGTACGTGGTTCGTGAAATACTGGCATAGATGTTTTATCACTACACTTTAAAAAGTAAAATCCTGATACGTGTTGATTCCAATGTACGTGTGCTGAATGATGTCCACCACCTTTTTTAGCAAACTCTTGTACCCACATTTCACTAAACATAGTTACATATTGTGACATATCATAACCTTGATGATCTAAATATTCCCAAGATTTTTGACCAATGTAATCTCTAAAATCTCTGAAATTATTATCAACTGTAAGTGGAGTTGAGTGATAACTTCTTCCAAAATCTCCAAATTGTTTTATATGTGCTTTAGCTTCTGGAAAATTTTTAGCAACTTTAATATATTTGTTAGTCGCTTTAGTTAAAGATTTTATAAACTCTGGTTTTTGTTCTGACCAAATAGTTGTGTTGAAGTAATTATTTATAAACATATTATTTGAATGGATAACCAAGATTCCACATTACCAATGAATATCTAGTTCCTTTCGTTACAGGTTTAACTCTATGCCATACAAATGATGGAAATACAATAATACTTCCTTTAGGAAGTATCTCTTTTGCTTGTTTTAAATGTTTAGCTTCTTCTCTCATATGTGGATCGTAGTTTCTAAAATCAAATTCTAGTTCTCCACCTTCATATTCCGAACCATCAGTTAACTGACAAGTCATAGATAGTTTTCGAATTTTACCATTATCTGGAGTATTTGGTTTATCATAAACTTTATCAAAGGAATCACAATGCCAATCATAATATTGATTGAGTTTATATTTTGTAAACTGACAAGATTCACTTCTATCCCATTCATAATTCCAACCTGCATATTTATTAGCTTCGTGAATATAAGGATGTAGTTCTTTATAAATCCAAGTATCATTTAACCAAACTAAATCTGATTTTCTTTTTCTTTGCATATTTTTAATTTGGTCTTTAGTTAATTCTTTATCACCATAACCATCTGTTCGTGCCATGGTTTCTGCTTGCGACAATCCATATTTTATAATGTCATCACAGATTTTTGGTGGTATTGCAGAAGTAAAATACCAATAGTAATTAGATAAATTCATAAGTAAGTGTTTGAATAAAGTTCAAAGAGTCTTTCTGATTGTTAGTAATATAATACATGTTAGTAGAAGGAAACATAATGAACATATTATTCTTTAATTCTATATCCCAACTTCTACCTTTTCTTCTATTATCATCATAGTGAATTCTAACTATACAATCATCAACTTTAACACCATAAAGTAAAGTATAATCAGGTGAATTTCTTAAATCAACTGGATCTATATTTAATAGGGGAGGGCTTATTTCTTGTGATTTATAAATATTACCCCATGTTTTTTTATTAATTAAACTAAAATTATAATTTAATTTTATGAAGTCTTGTACATAAGTATTTAACTTATCAAAGGTCCTTGAAAATGGAAATTTTTTATTATCAAAAGTAGATTGTAAAATATGGTGAGCTAAATCATTTTGATCTATCTCCCAATGTTTTGGCATTGAAACATCTCCAAAATAAATTGACTGCTCTGTTAATACTTTCTTTTTAATACTTACCACTATGTATTTATAAATAGTTTTATTTTTTATATTGTCAAGATTTAAGCAATTAAAGAATCTACTATAACCCAACCATTTGTATTATCTGCCTGATATAAATCTTCATTCCAAGTGTAAGACCAAAAATGAGTACCAGCTGTATTTTCTGAAATTTGTGCATCTGTTAATGTTGGAGCATCACCTAATGGTGATTTCCAAGAAGCTGAAGCAATATGTTTCACCCAAGATGTATATGGTTTTTTATCCAAGAAAATTTGATTTTCTGAATCCCAAGTGTAACCAATTCCTGCGTAGTTTCCTCTAAATGCAGTTCCACCATTCTTGTGTTGATTCCCATATGTATTGTAAGAAGTTTGAATCCATAAATGTGAAGCCCAATTATTGTGAGTTTGTAAATATTGCTGACCTACCGACTCATCTTCTAAACCATCAGAATTAAGTATATATTTATTTTCAAGTGTTAATACTTGAAGAACTTGATTATTCTCTGATATTTTTGCAAAATGTGCCATATTATTTTCCTATTGAAATTTGTACCTTATTATTACTATACCTGAACCACCTGTTGCACCACCACCACCTAATGCAGGATTATCAATACCTCCATTTCCACCTCCTGCTCCACCACCTCTGTTTGCTGTTCCTGCTGTAGCACAACCTGGAGAATTAGCACCTGCTCCACCTCCACCTGTTCCACCTGCTCCACCAGAAGATTGACCGTATTGAGTACCACCTCCACCACCACCTCCAGCATAAGCTACTGAACTTGCTGAAATTGAAGTTGTTGCACCAGCACCACCTGTAGCAGCACACCCAGCAGGTTTTCCTGTTCCAGTAGCACCACCACCTCCTCCACCATTATATGGAGAACCAGGATAACCTGTACCACCAGTTTGACCTTGAGATGGACTTACAGGTGGAGTATTTCCTGCTCCACCAGCAGCACCTCCTCCATATGTACCACCACCTCCACTACCACCTGTGTGACCAGAGTCAGTTAATTGACTAGCACCACCTCCTCCACCTGTTGAGGTTATTGATGAAAATACTGAATTACTACCATCTGTAGAAGGAGTACCACAATCAGGCGATTGTGGAGCACCTGCTCCTCCTGCTCCAATTGTTATTGGATAAGATGTTGCTGAAATTGTTATTGCATTTGTAGGAGCATTTGCAACTAAAGGAGAAGCTGTGAAATTATCTATTGGTACATTTCTTCCCTCTCTAAATCCTCCAGCACCACCTCCTCCTCCATGATAAGTTCCACCTCCTCCTCCACCAGCTACTACCATATAACCAACTGTATTTTCGGTTGTTTCTTCTGCAACTTGGCAAACTGTAAAAGTTCCTGGAGATGTAAAAGTATGTATTTTAAAATTACCTGATTCTGTGATAGTTCCACCTGTTGCAATTATAAAAGTTCCACCTCCACCTCCAGCACCAAATCCGCTTGCTGATCCTGCTCCAAATGTTGATTTTAAAGGCATCTTTCTTATCTCCTTATGTTACGCAAACTGCGTTTGAGCTGCTAACACTGTGAACGTTGCGCTTGCAGTTTTAA